TTCTCCCTTAATTATGACTTATTAAAGCAATCTTTATGGGTATGATGTGAGCGACAGACTAAAATCTGGTGGCTCATATTATCCGCTTCATTTAAATATAAAGAAACCATTAAATTATGATGAATAAATAAGTCTTTCTGATCAAATTCTACACCGCAAACTTCACAAAAATTATACCCAAACTCATCTAATTGCAATTGGAGCAACATTTCTCTATTCAAATCCTGATTACACCTAGCTTGTATTATAAGATCTCTCTGCGATTTTGGCAGAAATTTTGCTTTAAAAACATCACACTCCTGCTTACATTTTTGTGAATCATATAAGTGACATTCTTTCCCATCACTAGTATTAAGTGATGTTATCCTGTTACTTACTTCCCTTACTGTAGGATAAAAATATTTACCACATTTAAAACATTTACATAACATGAAGCCATGCTCATTTTCAATTGGAGACTCCTCAACTGTTAACCTGTCAGCAAACGTTTTAAATAACGCCTTGCCATTAGCATATTTTTTCTTTTTTAAAACCAATTCGTCTTTATTTTCAATTCTATATTTCTTATTATATTCCGATTTTTTATCTTTATTGACCTCGTATAACTTACGCGCCGCCAATAATTTCTTCTCTCTGTTTCTATAATACGAAAGTCTTTCCTTTTCCCTTATTCTGTCTCTATTTAATTCTCTCTTTTCCTTACTTTTCTTAGAAATATATTCCTTATTCTTTTTAGTGTAATTCCTTTGTCTTTCTTTTATATATTCTGAATTTTCTAAATATACTTCTTTGCTTTTCTTCAAAAATATTTCTCTATTATTTTCATAATATTTTCTTTTATTTTTAGAACAACATTCTTTGCAGTCAGTCCTCCTCCCATCACTAGAACCTTCTCTTCTGTAAAACTCTCTTAACTCCTTTTCTTCTCCACATTTTGTACAAACTTTCGTTTCTTCCATTTTAATACCTCCGATAGGTATCCCGAGTTAAATTATTAGCACAGAAATGAGACTCGGATTTTCTCACTTGTCGGGGATCAGCCTATCTGTGCTAAACTATTATCTATTTAAAATTTCCTTCATCTTCTCAGGTGACGATACAACATTCCCTTCGCCTGTGCCTTCGGCAATACTAGCTAAAAGGCCAGATGGGGTTGTAAAGTTAACTGGGATAAAAGGCTGTTTAAACACGCCACCAAGTTCAGGTAATCCAAGTTTATCTCTTTCTTCGTCTACTGAAGTGATTGAGGTTTGGATGTGTTTTACGCTTTGATTCAACTCGAACAATTTATCAGATGGTATACAATTATCATAAGCGACGAAAAGCTTTTCGTCATAACGCCAAATCATCTTCTCATTTAGTTTTTCTTCAATCCTTCTAAGCCTTGGCTGAATAGTAAACTGCATAAATGTCGCAATGGCAGCATCAGCATTGTTCCTATTGGCCTCTGAGCTGTACATACCCAATGCTTGCCCAAACGCATTAAGCACAGCCTCTTTGATCCTGTCGCGCCCTCCTAGGTATGACATATCCTTTGGAGAATTGTTCGTGAAAGGTTTGTACTTCAACCCATGATCAAGGAGGGGCATAGAACCACCTTTTGACGCACCGCCTAACATTTGTTTGATCTCAATTTTCAGACGTTCAAACTCATGGTCTCCTAACTCGGAATCAGTTTCAAAAACACCATTTAGATTATTTCCCCCATTCCTGAAAATCGCGGCCTCATATTCATTAATGGATTTAGCTAATCCATATTCTTCCGCGATACTAGTGACGGGGCTACTTCCATAATATTGATTCTTTGGGTTGGGCATTTTAAAATGGATAATTGAGCGTTCTGATAAATCAATCTCTTCTGTACTTTTTATATACTTGTACCCAGATATAAACTTCTTAGCATCTGGCATTATTTTACAATTTTGAGGGGGGATCAACCAAATCTCCCTTGGGACCCCAAATTTATCCTCTAATATATGCCAGAAAGCGTTTCCTGTCAACTCCTGATACAGCTGAGTCATTTCGAACAAATCAAAGGAATTTACAAATGGGTTTACATTTGTTTTCAGATCTAAAAACGGATGGTCAAGCACCTCTTCGAAGGATGATGCCTTTCTAATAGCAGGAATATTGTTCAGGAATGGATTTTCTCTTATGAATCTTTCCTGTTTTATGTCAACTGCTTTCGTTTGTACTCGTTTTACCCTTTGGCTTTTGTTGTTCTTCGCAACATAAAGTCTCAATGGTGTATTCGCTACAGTCGAAGCATTCTTATTCGATGCTACATAAATCCACGACCTGTAGCTGTTTATCATTGCATAAAAATCTTCATCACTATGCAATTCCCGCCCATATTGAAATGGGTATAAGTATGGTAAAATACTCCCCTTCCTCTTTCCCCCGGCAGCCTTTAACTGTACTTCATATGAAAATGGATTAGCCATATGTTATCCTTCGATTGTATTTGGTATAATTTGAGTATTGTTGATTCTATCTTTAGCTATATTAAAATAGGTTAAATCTTTTTCTATTCCTATAAATTTTCTACTTAAGTTTTTACATGCTACGCCTGTTGTGCCACTGCCCATTGTAAAATCTAATACGGTTTCTGATTCATTTGTATAAGTTTTAATTAAGTATTCCATTAATGCTACTGGTTTTTGGGTGGGATGGATGCCACGTTCTTGTTTAATATACAATGTTCTCGTTGGCAATCTCGTCCCATTGTTCACTGTCTCAGTTTGCCTCATTATTGCCCCACTTGTTTCTTTTACTCTATTCGTTTTATCTCTTATAATATGATAAGGTTTTCCAGAGGACATTTCTGGGTTATACATTATTTTGCCCCCGAAAACAATTATATTCTCTATATTATTCAGAGGTCTTATTTTTGACATAAAAGGGTCAACACCTTGAGGTTTAACCCACACCCAGTCATATTTGTACATTTTTATATTACTCATCCGTAATACACTACTAAATGGTTCACTACCAAACAAAACAATAGCTCCATTCGGTTTAATCACCCGCTTTAGCTGCTCCCACATAGCCTCAAACGGGATAACTGAATCCCATTTACAAGCAGTAGTCCCGTAAGGAGGATCAGTGATAACAGCATCTACACTCCCATCAGGAATACTTTTCATTACTTCTAAACAATCACCATGATATAGATTTATCATTTACTGTTCCATGATTTTCTTAAATTGATTAAATCTATTACGAACAAAATCTTCGTGCATTATTTTCTCATTCCAAATTTTACTTTCAATATCATAATATTCGCAAACAACCGATATTTTATCTTCGTTGTAATTTAAAGAGCATTCGCCGTATTCGTTCTGGCAGAAGTCTTTGATATAAAAATTTATTCCTTCATATACAAACATTAACCCTTTAGGGAATTCCATTTCAAGTCGTTTAGCGAAGAAATAAAAGTTATCTTCTTTGTTGTTCAGGAGGATAGTTAAATTAAAAGTTAAGTAGTTAAATACTTTAATTAACCTTTGTGTTATAAGTTGGAGTGGTTTTAATAACTTGTTTGTTATATTTGTTAAGTTTTTGGTTTTCAATCGATCATCCTTATGTGTGGAACGGCTGGGGAGTAGAAACACATTCTTAAAGCGGCAAATTTATCATCACTTTTGCCGCTTAATTTCTTCTTAATCGTTTTTTTATCACTTACTTTGATTTTGCCAGAATTAGGATCTTCTTTATAGTCATAACATAACATCTGTTCCTTCAATTCTGCATCTTCAGGTAACATAGCTGCTGGTTCTTTTTTTAACCATTCAGCCACCGCCCATGCAAGTTCATCCCTTGTCAGGGCCAGCTTTCCAAATTCACACTTTTTATTACTTGGAGAACTGACATATACCTTTCTAATGTTGAAATGAAGTCTCTTCATTTCTTTGTGACACATAGGACATTGAAATATTGTAGTATCAAGATAGGTTTTATTAACTCCTTCGCAACTAATATTTTCACACTGCCAATAAAACATTGAGCTTACTTTCGGCGGAATAGCTGCACCGATACCATCTGCCTCAACCTGCGCCTGTAATGCATTAAGATCACAATAAGTTTGAGCTAATCTATCCGCAGATCTATCAAGATTTATCCCAGACCACGGAATAAAACTAGAAACAAAATTTCCATATTTTATTGCAATACACGAGTCATCTGCGCCTTCATCTGCGACATCCATCCCGAGTATGGGTCTAATTCCATTTGTTGCCTGATCGCCATATTGCGCTTTATACAATTTCCATCTTGTAAACGCATTATCAATGTCAACTTCATTAAATAGTGCATTTTGACTAGCGGCAGGGTATCGACCTAGTGTAATCGTTGCAAATTGAGAATCTTTTATTCTTCTCCATCCTCCCTCCAATGGTGGGTAAATTTTACCTGAGCTTGAAACACCTACAGCGCCTACTAGGCAAGATGGAACTTCAAAACAATTAATCTCATCGGGTTCTTCATCTTCTCTAACTGGAACAGTCCATTCCATAATACGTTGAATCGTTTTATCCCGGCTAACTGCCCCATGTATTACTTCTTCACCAGTGACAACATTCGGGTGATTCAGTGCATTTAAATGAACTATATGTCCTAATTTATCTTTCCAAACCTTATAAGTATAACCAGATTTTTGGCGGGGGTTATATAACATTAAAAGACGAACGTGACTACCGCTAAGGCAGCCGTCAATCGCTTCAAAAATTTCATCGGGACACCCGTCAGCCTCATCTACTATGTACAGTTGGTATTTGGCGTGCTTGCCGCTGAAGGACGCTTTTCTGCGTTCTGGGGTTCCAGATGTAGGTATTGCCTTCCCGATTAAAAAATGTTTTAAATTTATATCATCGTCATCATCCTTTGCATTAACATCATCAGTTATTTTTAACGTAGTCAATACATGATTTTTAAATAATGATTTTTTATACCTATAAAAAACATTTGCTATTTCACTAAACAACCCCTGTTTTAAATTTTCTTCTGGTGGAGCCGCAGCACAAATTACCTGAGAATCAGGGAAGCATAAATAAAACCAAGCTGCCAAATGAGAAGCGATAAATGTTTTGCCAGTCCCATTCGATGACATAGCCAAGGTAATTTTATTGTCCTTTACACTATTTGCCACCCGAATTAAATCATCATATAAATTTTTAACACCTAATTCTTTTTCTAAAAATTCAATCGGATTTTCTTGGTATTTTTTTAAGTCTCCATGGAGTAAATTAGCTACTTGGTCTTCTCCAAATGCACTTATTAAATAATCTAATGCTTGATCGTCTAAATTTGTCATTAACAACCTTTATGTTCATGGCATTCATCACATACTATTATTTGATGGCTCATATCATCAGCCATTGTATGGTCTTTGCCAACCATTATGTTGTGATGGATGATTAATTCTTCTCGCGGAAGAGGCCTGCCGCATTTTTCACAGTAGGTATAGCCAAATTCGTCTTCTTGGTTATCCAGTAATGCTTTGCGATTAATGGGCTGGTTGCAACGTGCTCTTTTTGTTATATTCCTCAATTCTCTTGGCGTTGTTCTTGCTCTGTATACGCCACACGATAATTTATGCTCATCACAACAATATAAATGAATTTCTTTCCCATCGTTATTATTATTTAACGAATTAAGTCTATTTGATACCTGTCCGTTATTTGGGATAAAATACTCTTTGCAATGATAACATCTACACATAATAAATCCGTTTTCATCGCAAATTGGCTCCTCATCAATTGTTAATTTATTTTTATATGTTTCATAAAGAGCTGAGCTATTCCTATATTTTTTAGATCTCTATAGCACATATTCCTTGTTATTTTCGTAATATTTTTTACCTCTTTCTTGGAATAAACTTTTATTCTCTTCTCTTCTCTTCTCTTCTAATTTTTTCATCACTTAATATCTTATCTCTATTTTTCTCGTACCACTTCTTACCGCCTATTTTATGCTTTTCTTTATTATTTTCGTAATATTTTTTACCGCTATCAGACTTATGAACATTTGGAGAACTTTTTAAATAAATTTGTCTACATTCTTTACATAAAGTGTCCTTTCCAAATTTACAGCCTTTATGATTGACAAAAGCATCTAATTCCTTTTCTTCACCACAAACTCTGCACTTCTTCGTTTTAATCTCTTCCATCTACGCCTCCTTCAAGCGTTCCTTATTACTAAAAGTGGAAATAGAGCAAGGATTTCTCTACTTGTCGGGTGCCCCCTATCCACTACACCATACACCTACCAAATCTACCTATAATTCACAACTAAATGAATTCCATTCTTCACCGCAACTTGACACCACAACGCCTCATCAGCAGTCTTATGACCACCCTGGCACTCACACAATCGCTCAGTTCTATCTTCAGTACAGAAGAACGATCTAAAATAATCCCCAATCTTACAAGTGGAAATAATATAATCCATCATTTCTTTTGACCTATTCTCTTCGCCATCCCAACGCGAATATTTTCTTGAATTTCAGGAGGCAACAAAGCACAGAACTGCTTAAAATCAACAGGCAACGTCCTTTCTGAATCCTTATCAAACATCCCAAGCGTCTTAGACAAAGCATCTAATGCTACAGTCTTCCCGATAAGTTTATATCCCTTTATATTTCCTCTGCGGTCATAGACAATATCCTGAATTGCCGCTGCGTGTTCTCTGTCCAGTAGATGAATCGGGATTAGCTTCCCTTCTTCGTCATAATAATTTGCAAAATTGCTATATCCAACGTGCGCGTATTCAGCTAGGACTCTTTCTTGGGTAATTTGTAATTTTTTAGTGATTTTCTTTTGGAGGCGTTCAATTTCTTTCTGAACGAGCCGATTGGCGAGGAGTCTAGCTCCAAATACTTGAGCATTCCAAGGAGGATACCCTACTGCTCTTGCGGCTTTTTCACCGCTATATGAACTGACATACTCAGCGCAAAATCTTTGAACTCTAACTGGAAGATCTTCGTCTTCTTTAATTGTCGATAGTTCTTTCAAGGCTGAATTGTACTCGTCAACGCTAAAATCAGTATTTTGCACTAATTCAAGCGAATCCTGCATAAATCGTTCTTTTTCTTCTGAGTTCATAGTTATTTTAACTAAATTCTTCTATAATTTCGTCTAAATATTCAATAAACTCAGTAATTTGATCGTTTTTTATCGCAATTATCGCCTCTGATTCAGGGAAAAATTCAATAAAATCGTCGTTATTACTCAATTCATCTTGTAATGAATATTTAACTTCTTTTAGTCTTTCGATTATTTCTTGCATTTTAGTTTATTTTGGACCTCTTTAGTCTTAAATTTCCTTATCGGCATAATTAAGTAAAAACTTTAATTATTTTATTCAATATCCTCTTTACCTTTCCAATACTTGTCGATTTGCTCCAGCGCCTTGTTGTCTTCTTGTTTATATTTCTGTATTTTACTATATCTATCCCTCAATTCTTTTGTTTTCTTTCCATCTTTTTTGTGATTACGTTTTTTACCTTTACTGAATAAATCATCTTCATCAAATTTTGTTGCGTTCATTCCCTTTTCCTGAAATATTTAGTTTAATTGCGTTACAGCATAATATAATCACGTTTATTAATTTGTCAAGTGATTATATTTACTTATCGGCGCGGAACCGAAATAACTTTAACAATTTTAGTTGATACAACAAGGAATGCGAATAGTTGAAACAAAATGATTGAAAATAGTAGCACACGACGCATAGCGTCGTCACTTGGTTGCGTTAGCAACCAACGCTATGGTTAAGGTGTGATATTATATTTGCGTTATGTATTTAGTTGTTGAATTATGCGTGTTACGATTTTAATTTTCGTGCTATTCGCTATATTCTTTTTAGAATAAAAAGAAGTAACAGTTATTCGTAATAATTACACCTTATATAGTATAACAGTTTGGTAGACACAAAAGTCGAGAGCTATAAAAACATACCTTTGTCTATAGTAAAAGACGTAGATGTCTATTTATTTTCACCTAACACCTTGACATTTTCAGGCACATGTTTTATAGTATCGGCTTACAAAGTGATCTCAAATTTAACAAAGGATAAACAGGATAAACAGGATGAGCAGAAACAAAGTACCACAATTTTTATCGGTTCCGATTGAACTTCATTTTAACTTAAATTTAACATCTGGGGCAAAATCATTATTTTCTATTTTTTATTTATTCCATAATTCCGATAAGGGTTGTTACGCTGCGAACCACTATTTATCTAGAATGACTGGGTTAGACGAGAGAAGTATTACGAGAAATATTAAGCTATTGGAAGAATTAAAATATATTATAGTAAAAAATAAAAAATCAACTTCTAAAAGAAGAATCTTTATGAACAATTATAAAGAAATTTACTTTTCTGCTGCTGAAAAAATATATTCAAATAATCGCTCTCCAGAAAAATTTAATTCAGAGGAATATAAAATTCTTTTTACTGAAGCATTAAATAATTATATTAATAAAAATTTAGAGGTTTAATTTTGGTCACGAAATCTACTTCATTACCAAATGCCTATATGTTATAATTTTAATAACTTAAATAACTTAAAAACAGAGGAAAATCATGAGCAATAGAAATGCAGAAGGTACTCACTTTGGATATGAAACGTATTGTGCAGAACCGGATGAAGAATATGCCTACGACAATTATAGATTTGTCGACACCAACGAATCAATCTATAATCACAACAGGAAGTGCCCTAAATGCCAGCAGAATGAAACAACAGAAGGTCACGACCCTTGTCTCCAAAATCTTCCCGGCGTCCGTTACGCCTGTTGTTCTCACGGTAAAGGGAAAGGGTACGTTATGTTCACCGATGGGACAGTCATCAGGGGGAAGTTTAAAGTCGAAAGAGGGCAGTACCCCAACTCAACAAATCCACTAAAGCAAGAATGGGATTTAAATTATAACAAAGCACTTAGGCATTGTGAATACCACCTTGATAAAGGAAGAAGAGTAGAAGAACCTTACGAAGAAGAATTTTATAAATTACTGGATGCTTTACTTGAGACAGATGAAAATCCTTGGTCGTTTATGCCACCTGGATATGAAGAATCATTTTCTAACCCATTTGGTTCTGACGCATTTTTAGGCGAATTATACCATTCGATGATTGACGATGGAGAAATTTGTTTTATTTCGCACGAAAATTATAATCCTAAAATTTTATTTTTGAATATGTACTGTGATAAGAAAAGGATTGAAGAGTTCATCAAGAAGGATTATTCTGCTCATTTCAGAGCAAATGAAATTAAGGCAAAAATAGTCGATAATTATAAAGTAAAGGATTTTGAAATTCATAGTAGCGTAGATCAGTTTATTCAGGAATTAAAAATTAGACCAGTTGAACATTTAAAATTGATCAAGGAGAACGAAGAATGGATAAAATCAGTGAAATAGCCAATATCCCAAACTTACCCGATATAATCGATTCTAAACGACTTTCAACCTGAACCATAGTCAGGTATGCCCGGCACCCTGAATCGCGCTAATTTAGCCGCTATACACCCTAAAATTCTGAAATTAAGAAGGAGGACTAATTGAGATTTATACTTTTCGACGAACCAGATGAAAATGGAGATAATATCAGAGTAAAATTAACCGAAGAGGAAGCAATCAAGAGACAACACCAAAGAGGGCTATTTCATAATTACGCTTATAAAAATGACGAAGATGCTTTATCTGATTTTATAATTAATAATTGGGCATGGATTGAAGGGGAGTAAATGAATAAACAACTTTTAAAACATACGCAAGACACTATCGATTGCTGGGTTGAATCATGGGGAGTTGAAAATGTCTATGTGGCCTTTTCGGGGGGGGCAGATTCGACAGTCCTTCTGGATATCGCAAGAAGATTATACCCAGAGATTAAAGCTGTATTTAATAATACAGGGTTAGAATTGCCAGAAATTGTTAGATTCGTAAAAACATTTTATAATGTAGATACTCTTTATCCTAAAATCCCTTTTCATAAAGTAATCGAAAAGTATGGTTGGCCAGTTGTTTCTAAAGAACAATCACAGTTCTTATCTGAGATAAGAACGACTAAATCTGAAAAACTTTTAAATATTAGATTAAACGGAAATAAATACAACAGAGGAAAAGTCAGTGATAAATGGAGATTCTTAATTGACGCTCCATTTAAAATCAGTCATCAATGTTGTAATAAACTTAAAAAAGAACCAGCTAAAAGATATGAGAAAGAAACGGGAAGGCATCCTATCCTTGGTATAATGGCAGAAGAGTCTGCCTTGAGGAAGCAAGCGCACTCATGCAATGTTTACGATTCAAAGAGACCCATTAGCAAGCCATTATTCCACTGGACGAAAAAAAAGATATTTGGAATTATATAAGAGAAAACAATGTAAAATATTGTGAAGTTTATGATAAAGGGTGGGATCGGACAGGTTGTATATTTTGTCTTTATGAGATACACAGGCAATCTTTCTAACCTGTTAGAAAGATTGCATGAATTACATCCTAAATTATATGATTTTGTCATTAATAAATTAGGCGCAAAAGAAATTCTGGAATATATAGGAGTTAAATATGAATAAGGAGACCAGAATGTTTAATTACTTATGCAGGAAATGTAATTTAATCTTTTTATCGTCACAAGGGACAGTAGCAAATATCTGTCCTGATTGTGGTGGTGATGCAGTGAGGTAGAATAATGGAAAAGAATTATAAAATAGAACCATTTATTATTAGAGAAATAACTATTTCAAAAAATTTGGTAAAAGCCACAGAAATTATCTTTGGAATTGTAAAAAGTATAACTGATAAACCTGTACTTGTCGGAAATCAGCGCATCTCTGGACTTTGTGAAAATGTAGTTATGGTCATTGCTAAAGGAGGAGACATCAATGGGACAACTTTTGAAATTTTTAATATTGAATTTGACAAAATATAATTAATTAAAATTAATAAAATGCCGATAAGGACAGAAACAGTTCCTTATTAACCCCTATAGCAGAGGTGAAAATGGCGAAGAAATTAGTAAAGCTAATTAAACAGATAGACGAAATACAAAAAGAAACGAAAAAATCCTTCTCCCCAAAACTGAGGCCACAGGATTTAAGAGAGTTTTACCCTTTAACAAAAACCCAAGAACACTTTTACAATATCTACATGGACTCTGAGTTTACAGCATTACATGGTGTAGCAGGGACAGGCAAAACATTTATTGCTCTGTACAAAGCATTAGAAGACGTTCTATCTAAATCAATCTTTAAAAAGATTATAATCATCAGGTCATGTGTCCAATCAAGAGACATGGGATATCTTCCTGGTGACGAAAAAGATAAAATGGACAGGTACGCTTTACCGTATAAACAAATCTGCTCCCGTCTTTTCGAGAACAAAGAAGCTTGGAATCTTTTAGAAGAAAATAATTTAATTGAATTTATGTCAACTTCTTTTCTAAGAGGAACATCTTACAACAATTCAATAATTCTCTTGGATGAATTTCAGAATTGCAATTATGAGGAATTAGCAACTGTTATTACTAGAGTAGGAGACAATTCCAAAATCATTTTCTGCGGCGATATTAGACAGACTGATTTAAGGAAAGCAAACGACCCTTCTGGATTACGCAAATTTTTCCAGATAGCTTCTTCAGTAAATGCCTTTAATAGAATTGAATTTGGAATTGAGGATATTTGTAGATCAGATCTTGTTAAGGAATGGATTATAGCTGAATTAGACTGGAAGGAGAAATGATGGGAGGAGAAAGGATGGAAGGAGTTAAACATATTAATAAAATTAGAGAATATTGTGATTACGTTGAAGAGCATTTACTTAATGTAGAAAGATCATGGTTTATTCTTCAATCCACTTGTAAAGATATGCCCATAATTTATGATGATTACTGCTATTGGTATATTGATGCAATGGTTAAAAATCATGATGTCAGTAAAATGTCAACTGAAGAATTTATTCCATATCAGCGTAATTTTTACCCGGTAGATGAGAAAGACAACGCTATTTTCGGTATAGCATGGCAGCACCATTTAATACATAATCCGCACCACTGGGAAAATTGGACTAATATAAAAGAGAAATTTCCCAATGAGCAAGCATGTCATTGTGTATGCATGGTGATCGACTGGATGGCTATGGGTATGAAATTTGGTGACACAGCAGAAGAATATTATAACGCTAATAAACACAAAATAAATATACCTGGATGGTCTGTTGAATTTATAAATGAAATTTTTAAAAAGTTGAGAGACTGGAAGGAGAACAAATGAAAATAGTAACAGAACTGGACTTTAGAATGCCTGAATTTAAGGACGCAGACCCTAATGATTATGAATTCAGAGACGACGGGAAAATAGTCAGGAAAGACAGATGGGAACAAGGTATAAGGAATATAGCTGGTATCCTTAAATTCGATATAAGAGAAGGATTTGAAGTTGAAGACGTTATTAATTGTGTTCAGTATTTAAAGGGAACTTCTAATCCAATGCTAAAAATCCTGAAAATTGTTTATAGTGATAAAGAAGGAGAGGGTTTACACCATAATTTTAAGATTACATCCCCGCTTTCAACTTTTGATGATACTTTAATAGTCCATGTATCATTGGATTCAGTTAATGAATTACTAGAGGCGGATTAATGAACCAACTAGATCAACGGTGCAATTTCTGCGGAAGGAGGAAATCCCAAAATCTTAAACTAACTTTCATCCAAGGTAAAACTAAATCAACTATTTGTAGTATTTGTATTAATGAATTTAAAATTAGGTTAGATTACGAAGAAGAGTTAAATATTCATAAGGATTAGAATTCAGTCGCAATTAGCTTTATTTAATGTAGTGTTTAGGGAACAGAATATAATTAAGGAGAAAGATGAAAGTTTTGATAGCGTGTGAATTTAGTGGAATTATAAGAGAGGCCTTTAAAAGAAAAGGCCATGATGCTTGGAGCTGCGATTTGTTAGATACTGAGATTTCTGGGAACCATATAATCGGTGATATTTTCCCAGTGCTGTAACAGCACTGGGATTTAATGATCTGCCATCCACCATGTACTCATTTAGCTGTTAGCGGAGCAAGGTATTTTAAAGAGAAAATTGAAAGTGGAGTCCAACAAGAGGCATTAGATTTTGTTGAATTGTTACTCGAAGCGAATATAAATAAAATATGCCTTGAAAATCCTATTAGTATTATTTCAACTAAAATAAGAAAACCAGACCAAATAATTCAACCTTGGCAATTTGGACATGGAGAAACAAAAGCAACTTGTTTATGGCTAAAGAATTTACCTAAATTAATTCCAACAAATATAGTCGAAGGAAGAGAAGACAGAAGACAGAATACATAAAATGGCACCAAATAAAGATAGATGGAAAAATAGGAGTAGAACATATCAAGGAATTGCTGATGCTATGGCAGAACAATGGGGATAATACAATTATTGTTCTGGAAATAAAAGTTAATAATTCAATAATCCAAACGAAGGAGGACAAAATGACAATCGATGAAGTTTTTGAAGATTTAATTACTCCAGTATTGCTCGCAGCAGGTTACTCAAGTAAAAATATTGAAGATCGGATTTGTGATGGATGCGGTTGAAATAAGTTTTAATATTTACTCTTAAAATTTAATATATAATATTTTTGAAATAAGGAGTTGAGTTCTGGATTAGATTCTATTAAATGACCCCTATCCCCTTAGTATTACTTAATGCGCTTACTTGTTAAATCAGGTGGCGCATTTTTGTTTGTGGAGTAGTAACGTAAAAGTTGCTTAGTAACAATTGAAATGTTACTTGTGTAGGAGTTGTGTTACTTGTGTAGGAGTTGTGTTACTTGGGTTGGGATTAAGTGTTATGAATAAATTAGAATTAATAAATTTTGGGTCGAGTATAAGAGCTTGTATCAGGTGTAATTGTTGAGAAAGTGTAGAGGGAAAAGGAAGGGTGGATTGGTGTTAGGATTTAGTTGAAAATTTTAAAATCTTAAGCGTGATACTCGACCTGCCTAACAGGGGTATGGGGTCGCCTAAAATCGTACCGGCTATCCCCACGTCACCACGTCACCACGTCACCACGCCACCACGCCACCACGTCACCACGTCACCACGTCACCACGCCACCACGCCATGCGTCACCACGCCACCACGTCACCACGCCACCACGTCACCACGCCCTGCGTCACCACGCCTCACGCCCTGCGTCACCACGCCACCACGTCACCGCGTCATGATGCACTGCTATCATATATAGCAGACGGCTCTAATCCATGATTTTGAGTATCTGCATTTATTTTTATTGCTTACTCTCATTTTTAAAAATATCTAATGATTAGTCATACTTACGATACTACTTATTTTAAAATAATTTAATCGATTAAATTAAATGTAACAATATCAGGTACTTATGGGATGCTGGATTGATTGTGGTTGCTTGACGTGGTTGGGGGGCGTGGTATGAATAGTCATCTGCTTTATTTATGTTTCTTTTAATTCTTTAACAGGAGAATGGCCATGAAAATCACGACCACCGAAACCGAGTTTTTTGACTCCTGGGAGGGCGACGGAATGCGCCCAGGGGATAACGTCCGGTCGGAGAGCTGGACCGGGCAATGGATAACAATTGACCTGGAAGGGGATGAGAACCCCTTCCTACTGGCAGCGATCAAAGAGTTTGACCGCCGTCAGAGCATCAACACCACGCCCGAGAGCGTGGAGGCGCGGCTTATGGCCCGCGCGGGCCACTTGGCGTGGTGCGCCGCCTGGGCCACATACTACCACCAGGACCAGGGAGGGTGGCATGTCGGGACTGATTACGCGCCCGACGACCGACCGGAGGTTTACGATTCCGGCGGAAACTTTTTAGGTTTCCTCCCGAAAAGCGTAGTCCCTGGCGACTACGCGACACTCTCGCCGTTGGTTGACGAGATGTTCGAGGATTGCGACTGACCGCCACTGCAAGGCCGATTGACTCCAATACGGGGTTGATCGGCCTTTTTTATTTGGAGCAGCAAGCAAACAATCTAACACAAGGAGACCACAATGCAGACAATCACAGTAGAGTACAGCACGTCAGTTTTTACCCCGGCCGGATGGCGTAATGAGACCGTAACCGCGACACTTGAGCTGATCAGCCCCAAGCGGGGCCGCGTGCTGTGCGTAACCGATATCGGTGGCAATGGCACCTCTGGCTACGGTTCCAGAACCGGAGCCAAACGGCAGAGGTATCACGTTGGAGGGGTTGCTATGCGGGAAGAGGGCAAAATTAAAAATTTATCGGCGTGCTGTGTACTCTAACAACTAAGCCGTCTATTTTGCCATCCCAGCCCGTAGCATGGCAGCATACGCCATGGTATCAGGCACGTATCCGATGTACAACTGACTGGATACGGCTGTTAGCCTATGATCCGGCAAAGGATTGTTATCTTTGCCGCACCGGAAAAACGCAAGAGATTTTTTGGTCGGACGAGCTGGCCGACTTTTGCGACTGATATTAACTCAAACTAATAAAGGGGATGAAATGAAAAACCAGACAATTGAACAGGTAAAAAGAGCAATTAGGGAGCCCTTCGCATGGCCCGGTGGATATCCTGTTTACACTATCATGCAGGATGGGGAGATTCTTTGTTCTGTATGTGCAAAGGACAATTTTTCTGCTATTGTCCACGCGACAAAAACGCATGACAGATCAGGATGGGAGGCCGCCGGTGCTGATATTTTGTGGGAAGGGGAGGAACATTGCGCCCACTGTGGAAAGACGCTCGAATCGGCTTATGGTGACACAGAAAAATGAAACTCAAAATATTTGCAATCCGGTTGGTTATCGCTCTGGCAATAGTTGCCACACTCAGCATAGATATGTAGGGGGATGACCATGAGGCAACTATACCGCATCAAAACTAATCAAATTGTCAGTCAGGAATCAGTCAAAGAGGCCATGCTGGAGCTGTTGCCGTACGCTATGGCCGATGAGATCACCGTCATTCCGGGCCGCTATATCCACGGCATTATAATCGCGCCCAATTGGATAGAGGATGGATTCAGGTTTTCGTCCAGCAGGCAGGCTAAGCTCAGGCGCGGATTGAAACGGCAGACGGGCCTGGAAAACCTAACCGTGAAATTCGTTTGACTATTGCTAGCGCTTATATCTAATTGGTATCGGCGCTATGGAGTAGTCAAGTGTAGCCGTCAAACAATCAAGGAGGAAACATCATGGAAAGGCAAAGATTTTTACCGATGAACAGGCCGTTTTAGTAGTTGACGCTATCAAAAAGCAGCTGGATTTTTTGCGTTATAATCCTGCCGCTCCGATTGACGCTCAGCACGAGATAAAAACGCTGGAGCGAGTTTTGTATAACATCGGTGCCGGTGGTGCCGGTGGTGTAGCCGTGCCGGTGGTGTAGCCGTCAAACAATCAAGGAGGAAACATCATGCTCTTGAAACAATATAAACACCTGCAAATTGACGATATTGTTTTTTATCAATCAAAATACCGTTTTGTCCGTACTGTTACGCACGAAAATGGAACGGTATATTTCACGGCTGGAAATTGTAAAAGAATTGTAAAAAAGTGTGCAGATGATTTTATTAAAAATCCTTGTTCTTTTGATATAATTAAAAGAAAGAAAACTGGCAATCAATTTTAAGCTGCATACAACGTTCACCACAAGGTTTTCCAGCTTTACCGTAGGGGAACAAGGGGAAGGGTCTAATCGTAGCGTAGCGGCACCATAGCACGCTAAAAATCAATCAACAGGATAAAGAGGAGAGAAGATGAAAGTAAAAGTTGAGCATTGTAATAATGGGAACAACCGTTTTTCATTTCGTGTCACATTACCAGACGGGACACGAAACCATTTTCCAGATGAAGGGGAAAATGGCTGGACACGGAAACTAGCAGGGGAAGTAAAAGATTTTCTCTCATATCATTACAGATTGAAAAGGCAAAATATCAAATTTGATTAGGTAATCCCATGCAAACAATAACGCTATCACTCACTGATCACATACGCCATTACTGCAATCCTCTGCATATAATGTGTAGGCTGATAACTATTGGATTTTCCAGGCAATCGGCAAAGGCAATTTGTAGACGTTATGAAGTATTTTTCAAGGCAATTTTGGGATAGAATGAATCACTAAAACCTTATCTTATACCCTTTCTTGCTACTCAAAAAACCTTTAGGTAATTCAGGATGCAATAATTCATGGCAAGGAATACATACAGCAATATAGTTTTCTTCAATCTCTTTTCCGTCATTTATAGGTGAAATTAAATGATGAGTATGCTCAGAAGGGAAATTATTGCATTTTTCGCATATAGGATGCTTTTCTCTATATGCTTTCATCCTGTTTATATCTCTTATCTTATTCCATTTAATACCGATTGCTTCAAGTTGATCTATAAGATAAGAACAATCAAAATCTTTATTATGAAACTTTCCTTTAATATTTCCGATTGTCTTGAGAAAGGAAATTGATTTTATACCGTACTTGTCAAAGGCTTTATTAATTTTCTCAATCGCTTTTTTCTCTTCAACAGTTATAGATATTACTGATTTTTTGAGTTTAGGAAAAGAATTTGATAAATAGAAATTATCTATATAAATTTTTTGAGTTTTACCAAGAGGCAATTTTAAATGGAATTTTCCTATAGCTGTTATTTGTTGCTTTATCGTAAAGTAAAACGGCTTTTCATTTATAAAAAACAATTCTTTTATTTTCATACATTCACCTTCCATCAATAAAGCCGTCAATATGCTCAGGGCAATGCTTTTCCAGATAAAGCAATAGGTCAATCATGGCTTGTACTGGCTTGCTGGCTTTCCGTTTCCCTGTTTCAATAGCTGATAGATTGCACCGATTGATTCCTAATACTTTAGAAAAATCACTTTGCGAAAAACCTAGTGTTTCCCTTACCTTTTTAATATCCATCTTTGAGCATCTTAAATTAAGTTGTATCATATGATACATGTATCCCCTGATATAATCCTATGAAATAATCCTATCCTATCCACAAACAACTGCCCTTTCTCAATTCTGGAAGTCTTATTGATTGCCTTTGTGGATTATGGCGTAGGGTGCAAGGGTGCAAGGGTGCAAGGGTGCAAGGGTGCAAGGGTGCAAGGGTGCAAGGTTTGTTTCAATTAATTCTTTTAATTCTTTTAATTTGAGAAAAGGGGTTGAGTAAAACAGGAAACGCCATACGTATGGCCCAACCTATACAGTATACCCTATACAGCTTATTTGCTAAACAATTAAAAGTCTAATCCTAACAAAAGATATTAACAACAACACGTACGCAATAACGTACTACTTTTTACACGTACGGAAAATCGTACGCATGAATTTACCTATTCCAGAAAAACAATTTTTAGGATTTTTCTAATTGTATAACTTTATCCTTTACATTAGTTCAAATTATTTGTATTATCTATTTAACAGTTGAGATCAAGAAGTTATTAACTCAAAACACAAGAGGCCAAAAAATGAAAACTTGCTACTATTGTGGAAAACAGATCAAGGGAAAAGCGATTGTTACTAATCCGTCAATTCTCATGGTTAAGCTCGGAGACTTCGCAAAGGCTTTTCACCCTGCTTGCTACGAAAAAGCAGAAAAAGAAGCAGAAAAAGAATTAAGAGGCCAGTAATGATTACTTATGACGAAATGAAATCAATGGCATTTCCTGAAGTTTTTTCCAGACCTAACGGTTATAATGGCGCATATGGCTAATTGATCATCATCCAAATTTTAAACAATACCGGTTGGAGGTATGAAAATGTCAGCAAAAGAAATTAATAAGCTCAATTTTATCACTAACATTTGTCAAGAGGTTTCAGGCTTGACGGATACTATCTGGACTGATATAAATTATGGGGATATTTTCCCTATTGAGTTTAGCATGATCGGAGGAAGTGATTCTGTTAAGCTGGTATGGGATATTGACCAGTATCTTAAAGATCACTGGAAAGTTGAAATATATCCTATTGATAACACAAATGCAATTGCCACTTATGATTTTTCGAGCAAAGATGACGCTGTTAAAGCCTTTAATGTTTTCCGGGCTTATTACAGGTTGGTTGTCGAAGAAAATTTCAAAATGTTTTAAGTTGAGCAAAATAAACCTTGTATAAATAGAAAATCATTTATACAAGATAACTGTCAGCGGGCAGTTAAATACTTCAAAAAAATTAAAAGGAGAAAAATCATGTTTAATGTCAGATTAAATAGTGTTATTACAATGCTCGTTGACCATTCCTTAAATCGTTCTTTATCTCCGAAGTGGAACAATGACGGGACAATTACAAGAGAGGGTATTTGTGTTCAGGTCCGGCTTTCTGCTGATAAATACGAGAAACCAAGAAAAAACGAGTGCCAGATTATTTATATCCTGTTTTGTGGAAATACTTCTGTTTTCTGGGTACCTGCTTATGACGAAAATGGAGACTTTGCACATACTCCCGGTGGTGTTCCTTGTGATAAATGGGTAAACACTTCAAACCATGACTCATGCTGGAGGAGTGATGGTTTGAATTTTCTGGATACCCTGTATTTTGAATTTTGCAATAGGGTCAATCCCAAAATCGCCCCTATTCAGGTTGATACAAGTGCAGATTTCTTTTGGTCTTGGCCGATTTCAAAAGTTGCTATTACTTATAAAAATGATGGAGATTACCGTAATAAAATTGTCGGGTTGTCTCTCCTGAAATAAATTGCATTATTTGAAATTTTTCACTTGTATAAATAGAAAATAGTTTGTATAAAGAATCATAAGTTTTAAATACTTCAAAATACAAAAAGGAGAAAACGTCATGGCCGCAAATATGGAGCTTCAGATGTTCAGCTCGAAAAACGCCGCCGCTTGGTGGTGGAATGATTCTATGGAAAACCATGTATTCCCCAACGCCACTAACCGGGAGCTGTTTGAGTTGAGCAAAGCAGACTTTCCGGTTGAAATTGTCCCGATTTTCAAGAAAGACGGCTCCGAAATTCCCGGCTATTTTATCCTGGAAAATACCAGAACGGGGGCAGCGTTGAGGATGGCAAAGAGTCGTTTTCAGGCCTTGCAAAGTGAAACGCTTTTTGAGAAACTGGACCAGCTTGGAAACATTACCGATATCGGGGCCATCGGTCAAGGCGAAAAGGTGTTCTTCTCTCTTGATGCCGGTCAATTTGAGATAGGGGAAGGTAATACCCATAAACAATTTATTAATGCAGTTCTTCCCCATGACGGAACAATGAAGATTACGCTAGGTTTAGGCGATTTCAGGATCGAGTGTCAAAACACCTTTAATCTTTGGAAACGGTCACTTGATAGTACTGAAATATTAGCTTGTAAGCAGACTGCCAACGCAGAGGCGAAAATTGACGGCTGGGTCAAGGCATTCCAGGAAATGCAAGCCGAAAATGAGACATTGAAAGAGAAATTCAAGCGACTGGCAAGCATGAAATTTTCCGCTGAAAGTCAAGCCGGGATCATTGGCAAGTTGTTTGGCGGAGACAAAGACAAGCCGTCAACCAGGAGCATTAATACACAAAAGATGCTGGCGGAAATCATCGCCGATAATGCAAGTAATGTGAGCCAGGATGTCCGGGGCACTGGTTACGATCTTTTTAACGGCCTAACGTACTGGACTAGCCGGGGAATGGGACTCAAGGCAAACACCTCAGCACTGGAGTCCGTCATGTTTGGAAGTGGCCAGAAGTTGGCGGAAACGGCTCTAAATTTGATTCTGGAAAGTATCCCGGATGGTATCATACCGAACCGTGAAAACCTTGTCAGAACGATAACCGTGTAGGTTAATTTGTTGATTGCTTGAGCCGGTAAGGAATAAAGGAAACTTTACCGGCTTTCTGGAATTAATAAACATCAAAACACCAACTCAAGAGGCTAAAAAAATGGACGAAATCAAATGGATAAAAAGTCCCTTCTACCAGGCAAGAATTCGCTGTGAAGATATTTGGGTAAGGACAATAGGTTTTTGTCCTGCAAAAAATTGGTATTTGTGCCGGAGCGGGAAAGAGAAAGAAATCTTTTTCGCTGATGAATTGGTAGAATTTTGTGAATAGGTGAAAAGATGCTAAAATATTGGTTGAAAAATTTTGGGATTGCTGGTTTAATTATTTCTGGTTTTTACGTTTTCTTTTTATTAATTTATGTTATTTTTTGAGGTGAAAAGATGAATACTGCTGTTCCTCTTTACAAAGTTTTGACCCCTGAAAATACTGGAGGATATTCGGATTTTGTTTGGCCTTTACCTATTAATGGAAAACCTGGAAAATGGGTAAAGATAGAAAACGATCTTAAAATGTGTTCTAACGGGTTTCATCTAACTGCGAATCCAGAAAGGTGGTGGAAGCATGGTGCAAGGATTTTCCGGGCTGAGTACAAGGGCGAAATACTGGTTGAAAACTCAAATAAAATTTGTTGCCGGGAAGCAAGGTTAATTTGTGAAATTACAGAAAATGATCCTTGTTTTCTAATTAATTCCCTCATCCGTTGTTATGTTTTAATCGGGATGAAACAAAGAGGGGAAATTGAACAAATTGACCTGGAAGGCGCAGACCTGTATGGCGCAAACCTGAGAAACGCAGACCTGAGAAACGCAAACCTGAGAAACGCAGACCTGAGAAACGCAAACCTGAGAGGCGCAAACCTGGAAGGCGCAGACCTGTATGGCGCAAACCTGAGAGGCGCAATAAATTATAAAGAGGCCAAAAAATGAACCTGACAAATTACTGCAAGGCCGGTTTTCCTTTACTCTCAATCCAGACAGAAGAGGTCAAGAGATGCGTTCAGTCTATCAGTACCGATGCTCCCTTTACCGTCAACAGGTGGAACGCTGTTGACGGTATCAGAGGAGAATACAAGAAAATTCCTGACCTGATAGAATACAGTACCACCTTAAGTCAATCCATTTTAATTCTTGAGAATTTCAACTGGTTTTTTGAAGACAAGGGAATTCTTCAGGTAATAAGCAATAATCTCGAATTGTATAAAAACAATCAAGTCACTTTGGTTATTGTTGGCAAAGATAAAATCAATCCCTTTTTCGACAAAGCGGCCTGTACAGTAGATTTCCGGTTGCCGGTTGCGAATGATTTTTTGCCGATGATCTTAAATTTTGCTGGCCAGATCGGGCAAAATATCGCGCTTGGTGAGCAAAGAAATATCGCTGAGAATTGTCTTGGTTTGAGCTATGATGAAGCGGAAAACGCTATTGCACTTGAGATTGTCAAGAGCGGCAAAATTACAGTAGAGGCGGTTTATCGGGCAAAAGAAGGGATAATTAATAATTCGGGGTTGATGCAGATTCAGAAACCCGAAAGTTTAGAAAACATCGGCGGTCTTGAGCCGTTAAAAAAGTATTTTGAAGCACGATTACAAGCATACCAGATGGGCAATGAGCATATGCCAAAGCTGAAAGCAATTTTGCTTGTTGGAACACCTGGTTGTGGGAAAAGCCTCTTCAGCAAGGCACTTGCAAGCGTTTTCAATCGGCTACTGATTTCCGCTAATATTAATAATTTGAAAGATAGCTTAGTGGGGAATACGGAAAAACGAACAAAGCAATTTACGGAAATAGTTGACAGTATAGGGGACTGTATCGTTCACCTTGACGAGATTGACCGGATGTTTAGCAATGGCCAAGGTGATTCAGGGACAAGTAAAGGCCAGCTCGGAGCGTTTCTTACATGGATGAACGACAGATCGAGTTCAGCAATTATCGTAGCTACCAGCAACAACCTTTCAGACCTTCC